GGACCGCCGGGGGCACCACCACCCATCTCAGCGTTACGCTTTTCCGCTTCCTGGCGTTTCTGCATGATCAGGGATGTCAGTTCACCGACATAGAACCGCGCCAAGTCATCGCGCCCTTGACGCTCTGAAGCGCGGAGCAGTGTCCAGAGCGCCGCCTCGGGCAGCATCCTCTCTGCCAACTGCTCCTTGATGGAGTCGTCCATCTGGTCTGCGTCCTGTATCGCCAGAATCCTGTCCCGGATCGCACGGTCAGACAGCAGTGGTGTTGGACCCTCCCGTGCGATCTGGGCCATAGAGTACCTGGTCATATCGTCCTGTGGCAGTTGCCCGATGAGGTTAACAACCGGCTGGCCTGTGTTCTTCAGGCTGTCTGGGCTGACCTCCTCGGTAAAATACACCCGGTTCCTGTCCATCCCGGAGACTTCCATAGACTTGAATGCCCCTGCTGCGTACTGGTCCGAGATGAGGTTGAATATCATCTGGTAAGCCTTCTCAACGCCGCGAAGGTATTTATTAACCACAGTCTCCACGCCTTGGCGGAGCGTGTTGATAGCGAACCCAGAAAGCTGGAACGGCAGCTCGCCGTACACCGAGTGCGGGATGGAGCCGCGCTGCATCTCTCCTGAGACGAGGCTCATAAACGCGCCTGTTTCCTTCGCCATCTCCAGCAGACCCAGCGGCTCAACATTCTCGTTCTGGGCAAGTGATATCTCCGACCCTTCCAAATAGGGGTCTTCATCAAGGGATTTCGTTCCGTCCCTGCTGCGTACAATAAGCCCCTGCCGCCTGCTGCGTGCGGTCAGTTCAAGCAATGTGCTCATCATCAGGTTATGTTTCGGGTAGAGGTCCCGTGTGGCGCTGAACACTGATTCGCCGACATCGGCGATAGTGTCCTCCATAGTGGACTGTGACAACGCTACGATATAGGGGTTCGCCCCTATCGGGCCAAGAAAGGCCGGCACCTGGTCTGCGCCATGCCTTATCTGTTTCTTGATCACCCTTACCAGCGGCTGGTTCTTCGAGCCGTTATGGATCAGAAGGGTATTGAACTCCTTATCATAGAAGTCGTAGACGTTTATACCGTCTGCGGTATGGGGAGTTTCCCAATCTACTTTGATGTTGTACTGGGAGAATATCTGGCTCTTGGTCTTCGGCACCTTATAGCAGGCCCATTCAAGCCCATCAGGCCCCGTACACCAATATGTATGGAGTGGGTCCCAGGGTGTGATATCGACATAGGTTGAGCCATCCTCACGTTTAGCCAGGAGGGCCCGACCTGCATACCAGCCCCTGAGAACGGAGTACCAGCCTATCTGGTCACGCAGGATAGGGAGCATAAGGCGGCAGAGCCGTTCGTCTGCGGCACGCAGTATGCCGATAAGGAACCGTTCCTTCATGTCGTTGCGTTCCCGGAGGGCGGGGTCGGCCCCGTCATGCGGGATACGCACCGTCATCTCCGCGCCGGTAATCCAGCCAATCACCTTCTCGGCGAATGTCTGGGGGTCGTTACTGGTATAGCTCTGATACCCTTCGCCTGCGTCATACGGCTCTAGCCGATAGAGTGCATGGTCGTCCTGCATCCTTTGGCGGAGGGGTTCAGTAGCATCATAGTGAGCCTCAACCAGTTCGATAATATCTTCCGGTTTACGTCTGGCCACTTATGCCCACCTTTTCACGCGGATTCGGTCACGTCCTTCGACATATCCGTATCCAAATCGGTCTATAAGGCCGTAAATAACCGCCTTTACGCTGTGATTATACTTGTCTTCGGGGATTTCGCCAACTATATTCCCTTCCCGGTCTGTTTTCCACCTGTACGCCTTGGTCTGGCCGTCAAACGGGTTCGGCGCGGAGCCGAACTCTGAGAGGATACCGTGGCATCTAGGGTTGAAGACTATCCTTGGTGCGTGGGTTTTGGGGTCTATCTTGAGCCACCCCTTGAGCCGTTCTGTTCCTTCGTTGATCCGTATTTTTTGGGAGGATAGGTAGAGTCCTGTCCTTTCCAGCCAGACCTCTGCTGGCGCTGCCATTGCTTGGTGCTGGGTTCCTGCGATGTCGATGACCCCGAACCTAACGTCGGTCCACCAGTCACGGGTTTGGGCGACTTCGATGATGTCTTCGGTGACGAGTCCTTGTTCGTAGATCTCGTCGATGACACAGATCTGCTCCCCCCTGACTTGGACTGCGACAACGGAATATGCCCCAGCATAGCCCGGGTCCATCCAAAGATGTACTGGATCGCCTTTCTCATATTCCACCTCACTTATATGGGCGTCTGGTCTAAATTCTGGGAACACGAGTCCTTCGGGCGGCGAAGGCGTCCCCTCTATCCGTTCCATGAAGAAGTTGTCGCTGGATACCTCTCTCAGCCGTTGTATCTCTAGGTCATTCACCCCATTGGGGTAGAGATGCGTATTTGTGTAGCTGGGCAAAGAGAATGCCCTGGCCTCCTTGTCTGCCCCGGAGGCCCAGGCGGTGAACATCTGTGGATACCATCCAAGCGACCCCTCAAATGTCCCTGATAGGAACATCCAGCCGCGTTTTGGGGCGCACCTCGCCCTGAGCCTGAAGAATGTCTCCAAGTCAAGCTGGCTCGCCTCACACCCTATGATCCCGTTAGGGGCCCGCATGGCAAGAGTCCTGGGGTCCTTTGCGGATTTCGTCTCAATACGGGTGCCATCCGCAAGAAGAAGGTGCCCTGGGTCAACCCGTTTAGATGCCTCCTTGAGAATCCCCAGGGCACTGAAATCTGCCAAGAGATAGTCGAACTCTGCCCGGGTCCGTTCGTAGTCGGCTGCAACGAGCCAGTAGAGGCCCCGTTCCTCCGTCTCTGCGAACCGTGATAGTAAATACTTTGACGCCACAAGGCTCTTCCCGGCCTGCTCACCCCCTGCCACAAGCGTGAACCGGTACGCAGACTCAAGAATGCGCCGTTGTTCATCCAGCGGCGCGAAACCAACCTTCTCAAAAAGGTAATCGCGTAATTCAGGCCTCTTTGTGAGTGTCGTCACATCTTTTCACCCGGCATTAGAACTAACTGCCTTCTTGCTTTTCGCTTTCTTGAGGGGTGTCCCTGCGTTTCTCCAATAACTCCGCTAACGTCCTCTCCACACTCTCAGGCAACTCTTCCTGCTCCTTCCTGTCCCCATCCCCACGCTTCATGGACTGCGCCGCCTTACGCCACTCAACAATCAGGTCCTTAGCCGAGTCCTCACTCATGGCGAACTGAGGACGGAACTTCTGCGGCAGATTAGCATTCAATAACCCTAGAAGCAATACGTCACTCCCACGGTTCTTGTCAGGGTTCTTTACCCGCTCAAGTGCTATCTCCTCCAAATACTCCCCAAACTCCTGCCGAGCCTCCAATACCGCCTTAGTGAAATCAGCATCCCTCTTCATCCACCGGTCATACATGTCCTTCGACACCTTAGCAACCCGGAACGCCCCACTACGTGTCCCAATCTTCCGGTATGCCTTCAAAAATGATGCCTGCCTAACCTCCTTGGCCGCACGACGCTCATCATTCGTCAGCCCAATGCTGTAGCTGCCAGTATCGTTTGTCATTTCCCTCTCCCTTATCAATCCCTCTCCCTAGCTATATGCTAGCGTTATATAACAATATAACACCTAACCCCCCCTTAAGGGGGGGGGGTTTATGTTATATTATTATAACCAGCAACCCAGATATAAACATACTACTTCGAACTATATTAGTTATGTAAACCTAACATGTTATATAACACGGTATAACATGTTATATCAGGCACGAAATCCACAATTCATCACGAAATATCCCTTAAATGTTATGTCAACCTAACACGAGTATAACATCAGTATAACACGGCATAACACCGGATCCTCCCCAGAGCTCCACAGGACCAGGCAAAACGCTTTTAAGAGAAAAAACTTTGGCAAGGGTACCGTCACACCCCTCACCACCGTTCTAAGCCATACCACATACTACACACACATAACCACAACCTATAACAAAGCAACCAGAACCAGAACCAGAACTAAAGGAAGCAGAACTCTTATCACGCTCTCCCTCTCTCGCCACGCTCACCCCAGAACAAACGTTCCCAGAACAAAGGTGCTAGCGCCCTAGCAGAACGGGCGTTCGCCTGGCTTGTGCTAGGCAGAACGGGTGTTCTGTAGAACGGGCGTGCTGGGCGTTAGGCTTTTTAAGGGATGGTGGGCGTAAGGTTTTTAGTAAACCCCAGGTAAACTCCCAGTAAAGCTCAGCCGTTTTTCTTTACCCGTTTATTTACCTAGAAAGCATTGCCTTTAGTCGTTGAACGTGCCATAATATAGCGGTCATGGGTAAACACGCTACAGCCAGTAAGGCACGGAAGAAACGCTACGAGGACTCAAGGCGTCAAGGTATGAAGTTTGAAACTGTCAACCTACAAGATAGCCACGTCTTCAGTAGCTACAACGTCCGTAGTATGTGGTGTGACTATGGTGACGGTATCGTCACAGTTGGCAAGGTGCGACGTACGTCATACCTAAATGGCCGGAAACACGCGCACCCACCATTTACCCATCGAACTAGCCACGCTAAGACCATTAAGGATACGCCTATGGGATGAGCAATAGAAGAATAAGGCGTGCCAGCCTACGCCTACCAGGAACTGTGGCTTGATGATTGACGACTAGCAGTGCCGTATATTGTCGTGTCGTCTCAAAACTAAATTTCACAATCGATAAGGAATAGGAATATGACTACAAAGACGAAAGACACGAAGAAAACCGCAACGCCTAAAACGGCGAAGTACCAAGTCCTTGACTTGGTACCTATGCAAACCGAATTACAACGGCTTGCGAATATAGAGGTGAAATCATGAGTCCATGCATGACCTGTAACGTCCGGCATGACCACAACGAACCATGCGACTAGCGAAAAATAACAATCGATTGGTAAACGGGGGTAGGAAATGGCAAAGGTTCAGCGGTGGTATGAACCATCTAAGGAATATCACAAGCTCGGTGGGATACAGCGGATCTATCGCTTTGAAGGTTCCCGATACAGCGCGTCGGTGATATGTCATCGTTTCTCTTACGGCGGTGATGATGGGCTTTGGGAATTGGCGATTATGTACGACGACAAGATTGTAAAAACACCCATTACTGAACACCGGCACGATAGCGTAGTGGGATGGCTTACTGAAGACGAAGTGCAAGTCTTCCTGGCGCAGATTGACGCGCTATAGGATAGTTCGGTATGGAGAAGGAACTCCAAGACTACACCAAGTATCCATGTGTTATTCAAGGAACTTGAATTATAACAATCGATAGGTAAAAGGAGAAAAGAGATGTTAGGAATAGAAGGATTCAAGACTAAGAAAGAATTGAAGGGGGCCGTTGGAACAGTCCCGCATTTCATTGAGACGAGTTTCTTTGGGGACGAGTACAAAGGTGACGGCACATATGCGGTAGTTGGGCCGAACCCAATGGTGCGGAACTGGTTTGCAGAACTCACGATATTAGATGGCCGAATACAGAGGGTCAAGTAGGACGTAACAATCGATAGGTAAAAGGAAAAGGAATAAAGGAAATGGGCGACTTACTAACAATAGAGAACGACACAAAAACAATCAAAGGCGTAGAGCTTGGAGTGCTGACTGCGGTTCAATACTTGAAGCCACACACGCAGTCAGGCATAGCTAACCTATGCGCGTATGCATCGGACGCCTGCGCGGTAGCTTGTCTCAACACTGCCGGACGTGGCGTGTTTGACAATGTTCAAAACGCACGCCAAGCGCGGACAGAATTGTTCATGGACCACCGCGAACAATACTTTACCAAGTTGATATTTGAGATTGCGCGACTGCGGCGCAAGGCAGAGCGGCGCGGCATGATTCCGGCGGTACGCCTGAACGGTACCAGTGACGTGCTATGGGAAAAGACACCGATACGCGTCAACGGCGCAAAGGTAGCCAATAGCATCATGGGCCTTTATCCCGACATTCAATTCTACGACTACACCAAGTATCCATATGCCAAGCGCCCGACCGAGTCGCTACCGGATAACTATGACTTGACGTTCTCACGCTCAGAGTCTAACGAACCGGAAGTCTTGGAGAATTTACGCAATGGGCGGCGCGTCGCCGTAGTCTACAGCACAAAGCCACACGGTACACCGCCGAAACGCTACACCGCGCTTGACGGTTCTAGGTGGAAAGTTATCGACGGCGACAAGTCGGACGTTAGATTCAACGATGCCAACGGCGTAGTAGTTCACCTATACGCCAAAGGCAAAGCGCGCAAAGATACCGCCGGATTCGTAGTCCAAAGGTAACCAAATTGACAACGGCCAATGGCCGGAAAGGGGTGAGAGATGCTTATTTACTTTGAAAACTTTCCCGAAGAGGACAAAGACGGCAACGGCGTAGGTTGCGCAAGCTACGCTGAGATTATAGGTCGTCTATATGATCTTGAACCAGACGATGAAATGGGCGAGGCGTTGAAACAATGGGCGAAGAGGCTTGGCTTCACCGACTGGACGTCAGGAGTGTAGGAAATAACAATCGATTGGTAAAAGGAGAACGGAATGGCTGTCTATAGAATAGATGATAGATCCTGCACTGACGCGTGGGTTGCTACCGAAAAGGAATTGATAGCATCCTTGTCAGTCCCAACCCTAGCACTGCAAGAGGATACTGAGGATTTCATAAGAGAGTGGATTATCAGCCAACCACAAGTGGGCGATGTACTGCACGAAAGTCCACATGACCTACCAATCAAGCGCATAGCGTAATACAAGCGAAAGGAGATAGGAATGGCTAGACCTAAAGTGGCAAGTAAACGATGGTTCACAGATAGACTAGAAGGAGATGCGTGCCATGAATGTGGGGAGTTCTCAGTGGAAGGGGAAGCGGTCTTTGCTACCGGAGAGACATTAGAACATGGCTACACGCCACATGAGGGGGAGATACTCAAATTCTTGTGGATGGAATGTACGCAATGCGGTTGGGATCAAGGAAGCTAAGAAGATACAAGGAGAGAGATGAAGGAAACAAAAGTGACGACGATATTTACCAGGAGGTTTCTGGTTGAATCCAATGGCGAAGGTGGCGGTGACTTTACAGGGGCCACCACGATTAGGGTTTGGACTTTGGAAGAGATGCTGAGAGAAATCAACAGAGATACAACCTGTACCGATGGAGAAGGGGACGTCAAACTGAATGATGGAAGTTTCGTATTGGCAGGGTCTCCGCTTGATACAGTTGACCACGAGGGCGATGACTGCTTTCGCCCATACAATGAACAGGATTGGGAAGATGGGTGGTATAACTGGACAGGTGAAGAGTGGCATAGACTTATTAGAGAAGTGAACAAGTTCACGCCATACATTTACGAGGTGGCGACATGAACATAGAGGCATACACATATGAGGGTAATGTCCATTGCATAGACTGCACGGCTAAATGGGCGGAGTCGGAAAGTCTACGACGTGGCGGAGGCGGTTCGGTTCGAATCAGTGAACACAACCTAATTGAATATCAGGTAACGTACTTCAACGGCTTAGTGTATGACAGTACAGTCGCGCCGAATCCACTCTTCAACGCAGAGAAGCCGTCAGTCTTCGAAGACGGCACATGTGACCACGACTGGGATTGGCAATGCGTGTGTAACAACGATCAGCACCTGGTTTGTGGCGATTGCCACGACATCATAGCCACGTACACGGTCGAAGGGGTGACAGCATGAAGATAATCACGTTAGATGAAAGCCTCTGCGAATTCCTGCTGGACATCCTAGAATCGGAGCTACGAAACGCAGAGAAAACGGGCGACGCCGCTCTACCCCTAATTGAGGCGATTATAGACGCGGCCAACGCAGCCAAGAATAGTTAATCCTCTGTCCCTGGCCATAGCTGGACGCTGTGGCCAGCGCCGGGCGGGATTAACCAATCATCAGAGGTGACAGCATGACGCATACAGCATGGGACAAAACGCGAGACCTGATGGCCAGGCATTACAAGCACACAGGGGCCCGCATTGACTTTGACGACGCGGAGACACTACGCAGGGCGGAGCTAACGTTAAACCGCTGGGCAGAGCGCACATGTGGATGGACCACAGATTACGCTACGGTCGCATTGATTAGAGATGAACTCACTGATATTCCCTACCACGATATACATATGTTTAGCGGTCGCTCGTACACGGCAAGGGTTAATGACCTAGAAACCGGCGCGCTTCGTAGGGTTGCGGAAGTTTGCAAGCGTAACGGCTTGGACTTCTACCATCAGGGCGACCCCAGAGGATGCAGCCTTTATATAGCCGATAGCGGGGCGGGAATGAATGATACCAACTATTCCAGTTTTGTGCCTTGCTCGGTTAGGTAGCTAATCCACTGTCATAGTGGACCGGAGGCGGTCCCCTATGCCGGGCGGATTAACACAATAGCATCGGAGGTGCATATTGAGTAGGCGTAGGAAAGGGAAGGCCCCTGTACGGCGGTCTGGGACGTACCCAGGCCATGCCAAGCGGATAAGCGTGGTCCCTATCGAGGTTATGACGCTCTCTTCTGATAGTGACCAAGCGGGCCAGGAATACCACAACTACCTTGTACGGACAGACCGAGAGGTGGGAACCAGCAAGAACCTGAGTGTCTTCACCCATGAAGTGGAGTACAGAGGGGCTATCTGGAAGCTACCAGGCAAGGTGGTTGACCAGATGATGCGACATCGCCAGTCCATCATCACAGAGTTGAAACGCATCCAGGCAGAAGAGCGTAAAGAACGCATGGCGGATACTGTCTATGCCCAGGTCGAGGATGCGGTTGAATCCGGAGAGCGACACAGAGACTTGCAAGGGCTCTAAATAAACTATCGGGGCTGGGCCTTCGGGCCTGGCCCCAGAGGTAACAGCATGAAACTGACACTCACCGGACGAGCTCAGGACATATTCAAGATCATCCGAGTGATGGCTTACATGGAGGTGAAATAACACATACATAGGAAACGGAACTCGGCGGTTTAACCAAGGAAATAGAAAGGACGCAGATACGATGTATACATGCTACGTTTCAACAGCAGGAAATCCTGACAAACGGCAGTATGCCCCTATATCAGACCCAGAATGGATTGAGGCTGATACGCTTCAAGACCTACGGGCAAAGGCACAAGAGTATCAAGATGAATGGGATGTAGGCAGCGGTAACTGGAAGAACCCCATTGTCTATGAGGTACACGGTAAAACCAAGAAACGGATTGGCTCCCTGTCCTACAACTTACGCCTATGGATTAAGGCGGGGGCTGTAGTAGGAGACAAGTTTATAGAGGGAGTTGAATATGTTGAATAAGCACACACAAGCACCTGAGTTGCTAGCGGCGTTGGAGGCACTGTTGATTGAGAAGGACGAGGAGTTCGCTGATGACGGGTTCGATAGCTTGGAAGAGGGCCGGGATGCGTGGACACGGTTTGCGGATTGCGACCCAAGTGGTAATTGGCGTCACGCAAAACAACTCATAGCCAAGGCCAAAGGAGGAGAGTGATGCAAGATCCGCAAACACATCTAGAGGCGGTAACGCTAGGTATCTATCTGGCACTGACTGCGGCAACGGACGAGAAATCCCAGATGGTAGTCGGGATGACTGAAGAACTTATCGAGGCCGTAGGAATGTCAGAGCAAGACGTAGACACAGCAAGAGCCATCGCACTGGCACAATTGGAGATTTCGGATGCCACAGGCCAGGAGGTGGAGTGATGGGTAGCCATAGGCCGAGTAACCTACCAAGGGGAATTGGGTATGCCTACTACCCCAGAGAGGCGTTGACGGCCCTCGACCTGCGAGAGGAGATGACGGCAGCACTAGAGAGAGGGGAGGAGGGCATCGAGACGGCCATCATCGTCCAGGTAGATGAGGAGAAAGGGGGTCTGCTGCTCAATAACAATGAGTGTGGCCAAGCACTGTACATACACAGCCTCGGGCGTATCGGGATCGCGTGGGGCGCTGGTGCAGACTGGGCCGATGCGGAGAGTCTGGCAGAGGGCATCCGAGTGTACTGCGAGGACCCCGACCTATTTGAGAGCCATAGCTAATGCCAAAGGAGGCGAATGATGGGTAACAGTGACGGCATGAACCTAACTTTGGTTTGCCCGAGGTGTAATTACCGGTGGCTTGCAGGGACATACTACACCTGTCCCCGCTGTGGTACTCCGCTCGTCAATGGGGGTTGACAGCCGTATCGTATGGCAGTCTGTGCCCACAGAGGGTGGATTGACACCTGCCTAGGGATGGTGTTAGAATCGGACGCACATACTGGAATCTATCTACTGGAGGTTAATGTGGGATACAACTTAGGAAAATTGCTGTCTTGGACGTGTGAACGATGTGGGCAGAAGGTTGAACCGATCCTGGGAGCCACGTTCATCAAGGACAAGGACGGGTATCGCTTTAAATGCCTCACTTGTGAGCCGCCAGGAAGGAGTGGCTAATGATCAGGATTTCAATTCCAGAGCGGGACCTTCAGATATCCAATGGCATAGCGAAGGTGACACTGCTGAATCCACGGGAGGCCCAAGAACATCTCGGCCTCAACAAGTACACGTTTGGCCGGTTCCAACGGCAGGGCTGGGTTCCTGCCCACCACGTTGGCCGCACATTCCTTTACTTGAGGCATGAGTTGGACAGCGCCAAGGAGATACAGGACTCACCTTTAAGGGATCACCTTAGAATGATTAAAGAACCAATAGAGGAGGTTACTCGTGGCTAGTAAAGACCAGGAAGTTTTAACCGGAGAGGTTACGAACTACTACCATCCAAGCGGCAACCGCCCGGCCAAGGTAATAGTGGCGGGTGCAGAGGAGACGTTTGAGTTAACCATATTCCCTGAGAATGGCGTTGAGCAGCCGTGGGGCGACGACTCCAAGCTCCCTGCGTTTATGAACGGCCTGCCGGTTGATATCGCAGGGGTCACTATCCAGGCCATCGCCGAGCCGAAGGGCGAATACAACGGGGTCAAGCAGTACAAACCTAGCAAGGTCACGGTCCTTGGCAGTAGCCCAGTCCCCAAGGCTGCCCCGGCAGCACCAGCAGCGGCCCCAGCACAGGCCCCCAAGAATCCTACTAATCCCAATGACCGGGATACTTTGATAGTGGACCAGGTGATATTCAAGGGAGCCATTGATCTACTACGAGGTGACACTACAGTAGCCAAGGCAGTTGAGGACGCTATCCTAGCGTGGGAAGGCGTCAGGGCAAGGCACCTACCAAAAGAAGAAGACACCCTTGAAGAAGACGATTTCGGTAGCCTGTAAAGGAGGTATCCTATGGCAACAGAAACACAGCAACATCCATTAGCTAGCGGCTCTGTGGTTAACATCAATCGCAACGGCAATCATCAGTATTGGGTGGATGGCGGTCCCAAAATGAGGTCGGTCACGTCACTGGTGAAGCACATCCCTGGTGACACATTCCCGATCGGCCTCAACTGGGCGCTCAAGATGGCCCGCGAAAATGGTGGTGACTTGGACGCCCCTCGGCGGCTCAGTAAAGAGGCACTCGACAGTGGCACAGAACTCCACCGTGCAATAGACGACTACATAAGGCGCGGCACCATAGATGAGAGTCCATTGTTCGTTGCCTGGTATAACAAGTTGGGCCAACAAGCATGGCTGGCCTCTGAGACATTCCTGTACCACCCCGGCCTGGAGCCTGGGTACGGAGGCACGGCGGACGCGCTAGCACTCAACGACAGCGGCACCGTCACGATTTACGACTGGAAAACCCGTGAGAGAGAATCATATGAGAAAAATGGCGGCTATCTCCACGAAGTCGCGCAATTAGCAGCCTACGCAGACGCAATCACGGCGATGGGGAGCTTGTACACTCCTATCCAATTCGGTTGCATAGCATATGTTATGCGTGACGGCAGCTACGTTGATGTTGTGGAGGTGGACCTGGCGTATGGTAGCAAGTTGTTCGCTGCCTCCCGGGAACTACATCTACTGACGAAAAGGGGGAACTGAGGAGTGGCAACGCATAAGGATCTCGACTTTCCCCATGCCCCTTCTTGGTGTGATGACTGCTGGAATCAGGAACAGCAGGGTAGGCTACTCGCTGAGATGCGTCGGGCCAATGATTTCCAACAGGCGGAGCGGTACCTGCGTGAGAGCGGTGAGTGGGTGGAACCTAAACAGAAACCTAAGCCACAATATGTCCTACCGGCACCTAAAATGAAGGGGGGTATGTCTGTTGAACCAAGACGCCGCAACAGCTGACTATACCTTTGACATGACGGGTTCTGATGGGCTGTATATGTTCCACTGGCCTGGGTTGCATATCCAGGCAGAGGTATCCCGGATGGATAAGAAGGCTGAGAAGGGCGAGATCACTTGGACCTCCTCACGCCCAGTTGGTGGCGGGCACCTACTCACAGGGAACGTGGGCTTCACGTCTGTGACATCAAAGAACTCCATGATAAAGGTCCTGCAAGAAGAGGACGACCAGGTGCGGTGGAAGCAGGTAGTGGAACAGTGCTGCACCGCTGCACTTAATGATTTCCGTACAGGACTACCAGAGGTACAGCTCACCGGGGACAAGATAATTTCCGCAGAATCCAAATGGCTCGTCGAGCCAGTCGTACAGCACATGAACCCCACGCTGATCTATGGACCTGGGAGTTCTGGGAAATCCTGGTTCGCCCAGTACCTCGCCGTCCTAGCTGATGCAGGAATGAACCACGGTGGGTTTGTGGTTGAACCAGCCAACGTCCTTTACCTGGACTGGGAGACTGACTTGGGTGAACTGGGAACACGGATCACAATGATTCGCAAAGGGCTTGGGTTCGAGACTAAATCAGGCGTGTGGTACAAGTCGATGAACCAAGGTCTTGCCATCGATATAGAGACAGTCAAGTCCATCGTCATGAGAAGGGAGATATCATTCGTGGTGCTGGATTCCCTCGGTGCTGCCTGCATGGGAGAACCGGAATCAGCCGACATAGTGCTGGGTATGTTCAGGGCCCTGCGTAGCTTGCGAGTGACCAGCCTCTGCGTGGACCACACAAATAAGGAAGGATACTTATTCGGATCTGTTTATAAATTCAATGAAGGTAGGCAGATTTTCGAGATAAAGAAAGACCAGAAGCCCGAAGCCGACCGGCTTGTGTTCGGGTTATTCCACAGGAAGTCGAACAACTCTAAGATGATAAAAGATCTGGGGTTTGAACTGTACTTTGCTGACCCCGAACAGGTGGCTGTGTCTCGGAAGGACGTGCGAGATACCCCCCTGGAAGCAGAACAATCTATCCCTCAACGTGTCCTGAACACGTTTGGTCGCAACGGCGCTGCAACGTACACCGTGACGGAGATGGCTGAAGAACTCTCCACGGAAAAGAAGCTCGTGAGTGATGCCGTAGCTAGGACAGTGCTCGAACGGCTGGTGCGTGACGGATCGCTTATCAAACATCTTTCCAACGGCAACCAACAGTACGGCATACCTACCGTAGCAGAGGGGGACGAATGGACAATAACTCCAGCGTAAAAGCAGACCTTGGATCCTTGGAGAAGGGCATCAGCCTTATCGAGATGGCACATACCAGTGGGCTACGGCTCATACCCGGCGATGGCGGGCTGAAACTGAAACAAGACCCTGATGCCGTGAATTACGACAAGCATCAAGCCACGACAACCGCTGCGATACTGAAGCAGAACTCCAAGGACATACTAGCAATCACGACAGACCCGGACGGGACTAGGGAGCGCCTGGTTCAGTCGCAGCTCCGTATGATGGCGGCACACGAGTGGCTCATGACCCACCTTGACCTCTGGGACCGCCTTGAGAAGGCCTACAGGGCGGTCTTTTCGACTACTGAGTGTGTTATGGGGGCTGATGGGTGCCAGGAGGCCGCTGTGGTGCGTTGCAGGGCCTGTGAAAGGGGTGTGCCGAATGGCAAATAGAAAGTTTTTTGCCGGTGATACGGTGGTAATGACTCATTCCCGCTACAGTAGCCATTACCACCATACGGCGCGGGTGACAGGTACGCGGAGAACTCGGTATCTATCTGGCGACAGGGTGTCAGTTGTGTCATACAGGGTAGCCTGTGAGTGCGGTAAGGCGTTACTACCGGGGGCCTACCAAATGGACCTGGTAATCACAGATGCTGCTACCGCGCCTAACATTGCGAATCTACGCCGGCAGTATTTCCTGAGTAAGGTCGGGCTCCACAGTGACCCTGCCATCTTGCAACAGCAAGTGGACGCTGCCCTTGGCATACTGAATAAACAGCACAGAAATATCATTGTGCAGCGTTTCGGCTTGGGTGGCGAGCCAGGTCAGACCTTCCGGGCCATTGCTGACGACCTGGGCGTGAGTAAACAATCCATTCAACAGACAGGGATGAGAGCCCTGCGGAAACTCAGGTCCTTCCCCGGCCTTTATCAGCAGTCACAACAATAAGGAGAATCACAACATGAAGGCAATTATTGAATCGTTAATGGGCGACTTCCCTATTGAATCGTTTGGGGATTGCCAGAACCACCGCAACTGCCACAGTTACGATGTCGTGCTGGGAGACGGCCTGTGTGTGCAGTGTTGGGATGTGAACTGGAAGCCACCTGGCTCTCGTAAACCCCGTAGTAAAAAGACTGGTAGTAAAAAGACTGGTAGTAAAAAGACTGGTTTAAGCAAAGGAGGATCACAACATGAGTGAGATACTATCGGTTATGTCGGTTGCGGAGGTTCCCGCACAGTACACTGGCATCGCGCAGTTTGGGGGTATTAGAATGCAGCCCTATTCTGTGTGGGTCTGCGGGTTGATTTGCTGCTACAACAAAACCTTGGCTCTGTCTGAGATTGACCTAGCGAAGGAACTTAGGCTGCTAGAGAGGAGGCTGGAAGAATCCAGGAGTAACGCGAATGACACTCCTAAAAGCGGTACTGACGAAGACCCATCTGACGCCCAGGTCCAGGCCGACTTCGCAAGGGAGCGTTTGGAGGACAGATGATGGAGCAGATGTCCGAGAAGGAGCTGTCGCACAACATCGTCAAGGAAGCTAAGGAGCTGAACTGGTTGGTTTACCACACATGGCTGTCCAAGTTCAGCCCTGCCGGCTTCCCGGACCTGTGCATGGTTCGTGGGGACAGACTATTGTTCTGGGAACTAAAGACTAACAAGGGTTTGGTCAGCCCATTACAGGAGGCGTGGCTAGGCGCGTTGTCCCAGGTCCCGGGAGTTGAGGCCAAGATTGTGCGACCGGACAACCTGGAAGAGGCGTACAAGGAGTTGATATAAACCTACAGCCCACGCCCAGACACCCCTTAGCAGCGCCATAGAGGCCCCTCTGGGGTCTAAGGGGTAGTCTGGGTAGGGCAGGGGCCGTGGAGGGGCTGTTTAGTGAGGGCCTTTCAAGATGCCGAGCTTAGATCCGAACTTTGCCCACTCCCCCACTGTCACTTTATGGTCCTTGAGCATCTCCAGTCCGTACTCGGCCACGGCCCTACGCTCTGACGCCGTGTCCAACGAGGACGTAATCCGAATGGCTAGTTCCAAGAGAGCCCGTTTATCCGCCGGCAACAACTTCAGTAACCAGTTCATCCTATTCCTCCTATTCCTAGCTCACCCCATTATTGCGTCATATCCACTATGGCAGGGACAGCCATCACAACTTCAACATTGCCTTCATTCTCAAATGATTTGAAGATTACGCTCGTGGCGACAGTAAAGGCCTTCGTCGTTAGCGAGGAATCACCCCCGATTACCCCGTAGCTGATAATCATGGTCCCAGCTTTGACCCTGTCTATAAGGCAACCTCCAGCACGCGAATATACGTTACTTATTCTCAGGTGGTCGATGAAACCATTCTGACCAGTGCTAGCTGCGGTCACTTTTAGCATGTCGTAATATCCAGATTGGGTTTTCATATCATCGGCACGATTGCCACCGTTTATGCCTCGGTCACGGGGGGTTCCCGCAACAGGCGCAATGCTTTGCCCGTCTGAAACCATAGATTTGATTATAAGTTTATTCACCTGAGAGTTTGAGATGGTCAGGGTTTCGCAACGCCACCTGTCTGCCTCTAGCGTTCCCACCTCTAAAAATGTTTCTGCAAAGGCAGGGTCAGCCACCGTGGGCATCCCACCGACATGAATTACATTAGTCTCACCGCTTGGCAGGGCTGAACCAGTGTAGGAGTTCAAACTTACGTCGGTGATTTCCACGAGGCCGACACTCGTTGAGCCTAGGTCGAGGCGCAGCGTATTAAATGACTCCTCATAAAAGACTGGCGTATCGAGCGGTGCGCTATACACGCCAGGGTCGCCACGAGAGAAACTTTTTTCCGAGAATATAGTTTCATTCACGGCCACCCCAGTGGTCACGGCTGTCGCTCCGAATAACATAGTTGCGGCCATCTGAGGATTTAGGCCCAGGCTACGCAGGACGGTATAGGGGCTTTTAATAATAGAAAATAGGGTGCGCCACTTGGCTGACTCTTCTTGTAAATATGCCACCTTTCTCAGCAACCAATCCCTAGCATGTCGCACCGACTCATAAGCCTTCCTGGGCGACCTCCGAATCATTCTGGCTACCGCCACAATGCCGCGCCATACCAATCGGGGAGGGGTCAACAGCCAACGCACCAGTGTGCGTATCCCACGCCGGATAAGTCCAGGTATTGCCAGCAATCCTGCCCAGAGGTTCCCGGGCAGAGCCAGGGCGAACCTCCATACCATACACATAGCCACCCACAACATATGGGGGGTTGCCATTAGCCCTCTCCACAACATATGGGGCACAGCGGCAATCAACCGCAGCATCTTCCAGAGGCTTAGAAGAAGCCACAGAATAGATGCCATCAGCTTCTCTAAGGACCACCGGACAGCACTGAATATCTTACGGAAGGGCCAGTACAGGAGACTCACCACCCATTTGATTATGTTCATTCTTTTATTCGTTCTCCAGAACCTTTAAGCTCACACCACCAAGGAAGCCAAAAATCCCGCCAATCACACCAGTAACAACCTCAACAGCTTCCATTTTTGCGCCAACGAAAATAGCTACGACGCTAAAGACTGTGCCACATAGGATGGCGCAGAGGATCTGTGGTCTGATTTTACCTATATCCATATCTCACCGTTTCTAGCTTGATAGCCTATTGTGTACTTGGACTATCCCTCTACCAACTGCTGAAGCGTCGCTCGCCTAGCGGCTGCGGCTGCCTCACTGCTCGCAGGGAACGATGCCCAGGACACTATCCGTACACTGCCGTCCCGGAACGTAATAGGAGTATTGCAGGTCACTCCATTGCCAAAACTAAACGTGGCCGGGAAGTCTGCCAGAGTGACCTGATTGCCGTCGTCCTTCACGAGATTCGGGCTTATGAACACAGGGTGAGTCCCAGACCTTCGTGTTGCCCCAATGACTACCTGTTTGGGGGTGGCATCAAACCCCGCCACATCGCGTGTTAGCATATCCTGAACCACCGCAACACTGATGCCGTTCTCCTTACTCAGTCGGTTGTGTATCTCCGTCAGGGTCTCCTCCCGAAATTGGAGGTCGTAGCATCCATCTTGGCGGTGCTGCACGCTGGGAGCATGTTCGCACGGCGCAACTTGTGCATGAATTGCAGTCTGGATGTCTCCAGCTATAAGGTTCAGCGGGGTTGGGCCACGAAAGATGTAAAGCATTAGTTTCTCCTAGCTATCTGCCAGAGTATAGACGTGAAGTTCGTCAGCGGCCAACGTATTCGAGGAGTTGTCTGTAATTCCACGTATCACGACGTCGGTTATGGTGGCCGTTGGTATATCGTTATCCCGACACACGTTAACAGTGCCAGTTACGCCAGTAGCATCTGCTGCGTAGGTTTCCCTAATTCCGAGGATAGCTCTAGGGTAAGCCGAGCTTCTAGGTGGTATCATAATCCAGACTAAACCACTTTCTATACGGTCATTCGTCGTGCCGCCCCAAATGGCTGCCGTGTTCGTTGAAGCCTCTCCAAGAATCGTCGAGTTTAGCTTTAGGCCCATTGCTACGTCGTCAGCCGCTCCCGCTGTTTTTCTACCACTCACCATCAGCATTATTGGGGAGGCAACACCAATGCTCAAACTTGAGACCGATAATAAATCCACAGCACTTGTACTTGTGGTGGTCGCCTCTGTCGTGTTGCCACCCACACGAGTGAGGGCACCAGTACCACCACTAGCGTCTTCAAATGCTGGGGGGCTACCAGCGCCAGTTGAGGTTAACACTTGGCCGTCAGTTCCTGGACCTACTGCAACAGGATCGCCAGATGCGTCATATGTTATGATCTGGCCGTCAGTACCCCCAGCCATTTTAGCAAGGGTTATTTGATTATCAGCTATATGCGCGGTATCTATTGACCCATCTGCATAGTGTTCGCTATCTATGGCATCGTCAGCTATATGTGCGTTATCAATAGATCCATCAGCATAATGTTCACTATCAATCGCATCATCAGCAATATGGGCATTATCAATAGAACCATCAGTATAATGTTCAGAATCAACTGCATCGTCGGCTATTTTAGCCCCGGTAATTGCATCTGCGGCTATATAGCCACTAGCTATTGCTGTGCCGTTCCATGTGCCAGCAGCAATAGTTCCTGAATTGGCTATGCCTGCTGAGAAGGTTGTAGCCTTAGCTACGGTAATAGCTTCAGAACTATTCGTAGTAACGAATGTTATATACGCGTTGTTCGCCTCTTCGATAATAAGCGCACTAGCTTGGTTGTCCGGGATCTTGATAGAGTTCTCGCCAGCATTGGTAAACTGCAATGCCCCATCAGCACCACCTGAAAGTGTCAAATCTCCAGATATATCCGCTGTTCCATCTATATCTAGGTTAGCTACTAACTGAAGTCCTGATGAATCAGTGATGACTCCATCAGTGATTACTGTATCTCCTATCGTAAAGTCCGTAGTAGCATCAATAGTCGCACTTGTAATTGCTGTTGCACCTGTAACTACACCCGCATCAACACTGATAGTCCCATCAAGGAGGATCGCAGAGCCGCTAGTAGGGTTCAGGTTGAGTGCCGCGCCAGACGTGATGGTCAGCGCACCTGAACTGGTAGACCAAGTGGAAGCCGCCGCTGACGTGATGGTGATTGGGTTCCCTGCAAGAGTTGCCCCGGTGGTTCCGTCATGGGTAATAGTGAAGTCGCTCCCTGCCCCCATGTTGAACACGGAGCTATCTGAGAGGAGGAATACATCATCCCCGAACACTGCGTCCTTCACCACGCTCAGGCCACCATCTGTCTGGAGAGAGCCGTCAGTAGTAGACGTGGCCTCGGTTGCATTATCGGTCTTGATGATGCCGGACGAGGTGATGGCCCCTGATGCAACTGTGCCTAGCCCTGATACGTTACCGCTAGTGTCAAACGTGTAGTTCCCATCTGACAGTGTTCCGGATAGGGTTATGTTAGTAATGCCGGTTAGGGCTCCATTGAAAGCCACAGCTCCGTCGATATCTATCGTGGTGGCTGCTATCTGTATCTCTGTGTCAGCAACAAGGTCCAGTTGACCATCAGCTGATGAGTAGATATAGATAGCCGTATCGTAGAACTGTATCTTCTCAGTGCTGTTCATTAGGATGTCATCAGAGAACTTGAAGTAGTCCTCGTCTTCCATCCAGGTGATGACACCATCTGCTGACTCAGCATCAAAGGTTAGAGTGATATCTGTAGCTGCTGTGCCAGTACCAAATGTTATGGAGTCTTGGTTGAAGTCTATAGATTGTGCCCCTGCGTCAGAGGATGAAATAGTGAACGCCTTTATAAGGCTACCACCCTTCATAACGTCAAACTCAACCTGTCCATCTTCACTGCCAGATGTTACGTCTGTTGCCACCACGGTCATCCTGGCAAACTCATCAATGTTCCCAGCAGAATCAGCAAGTTTGAAGGAGAGATATATCTCATCATCGTCTGCCTTCGTGGAATTAGCACCACTAAAGACTGCAACCTGATTAGCAGCATTGTTGGTTAGGTTCGTGAAAGTGGCAGCGGGGGTGGTTGCACCCGTGTTGTTGCGGACATCTATCTCTTGAAGGGAGATCTCGTCACTCCACTTGATGCGCCTGACTGAGCTGCCCTTGGTTATCTCAACATCATAGCGGTCCTGGTCAGCCTCGGTGAAGTCCCAACGTCCAGCTGAGTCAGTCGTGACAGTAGAGCCTTCCTGCGTGGTGGTCCCAGTCTCAAGCAGCTTAACGCTGGCACCGCTTACGGCACTGCCTGCGTCATCATAGACATTGCCGCCAAAATTAATAGTCATCAGCCCCCTCCTAGTCGGGAATGATCTCGGTAGTTAAGAGCCTCTCGGCAGTAATATGTGGGATCTGACATTAAATCATCATCATCAATGAACACTAGCGTCAGGTTCTGTCCCGCTAAACTTGCTCGCGCCATGATGTCCCTAGCCTTTGCCTCCACACCAAACTCATAGTGGTAGTATACACCCTGGACATTTACTGCCAAATCTGGCGGGTTAGTGAACAAGAAGTCCAAGATGATTCCGCCCTTATCCATACGCCCGCCCATGAGCGGAGACTGGTAGGTGAAATCCTCTCCCGGCCTACGGCCAAGCTCAATGAACGTCTGATAGGCAACATACTCAGGTATAGAACCAGGCCAGTTGCTAGGAATCTGTACTTGTGCCTGCGTTGTCACCTATTGCCTGCCATATCAGCCCTCTAGGATCATCGTCCAGCACACCTTATCGCTGTTGGTGGCAGCATCTGCATAAAACACACTCGCTGGAACAGTGCCGCCAAACTCCCCAAAGTTGAACTCGATCTCGTTGCCGGCACTTAACTCATATCCCAACGAGGCTGAAACATCAGATACCCCAACATAGGCCAGCCCTGAGTTCCCAGCCAGTGCCTTGAACTTAGCGTGCTTAACCCTGTTCGTTACGTTGTTGGCCTGCACCGCTGTGCCTGCTGACGTGACCGTTACCACTCCTGCATCCAGTCTCATTTCCTTCTCCTATGGCTCCACAACCTGTATTGTAGTAGACCCACGTTCATCATAACCCGTAAATTCCATACCCTGCGCCGCAACGACATCAACATAATAATTCCTCGTGCCCCCACTGTCATCCCGGAAGGTGAACTCAACCAACGTCGTACTCTCAATGGCGCTAATCAGGTTAGAACGGAGGTCCTTTGGCACATTGCCCTTGTACTCATTGTTTAGGTCAACTTCCACCGTGTGGCCCCACTTGGCTGCAATCTTCTTGCGGTACTCCAAGGTAAGGGATACCACATCTGGTGTCTCAAACTTCTCAAGTCCTGTCGTTGTGGCTGTAGAGCGATCCAACGTCAGCTTGAACTTGATGCTCCTGAACGCCGTGCCGTAGCTACTGCCAAATGTATAGGTGTAGGTTCCTGAAGCTGCCCCCATCTCAGTGGAGTCCAGCGTACCCACGGCTGTGGTGTAAGACTCAGAGTAGTCCGTGGCGTACTCCACCTTGATCTTCTCGGTAGAGGTGAGGTCTTGCGCCTCAATGCGTAAGCTGAGCGCCAGCTTGTCAACTTCACTCTGCCCCGCATTGAACCACGGTGTCTCGTGGATTCCCTGTAAGGCATACGCAAACTCAGATACCTCTGATGGGTTGATAATATCTTTGGGGAGATCCATAAAATGAACGATGTTGTTATGCCCCCACCAGGCACGGTACTTGGAGTAGGCATCAGAGACATGGATGGAGTCAAAGCCCTTGCCTGATGTGGCCGACTGCCACTTTGTCTCCCATCCCATGTCGTTATAGCCCAGGATAGTACTAAATCCTGTGTCTGGAGGTATGACTGACGAACCTTGGTGGCTTACCCACTGATAGGGTATTGATGTCGATGAGATAGTGCTAGGAGCTGCGCTGGCATCAATACCTACAAGCAACTCATTGTGGGACCCTGCCATATGGCGAATAGCACCACGCTTGTCAGAAGGCAGGCCGTCATCCCTATCGGGACCCACTACCGTGATAACCGCTGCGTTGTTCCCATTGATGTACCGGTAGATTCCATTTCCACTAGGGATGTACACTGAGTCGCGCCACCGCACCGTGCCCTTGCCATTGTCCGGGTGGATAGGGAAGTCCATCTGGGTTGCCTCCCACATGGCGTTGTCCGCGTTATGGGCGAACAAACCCTGTGTAGTTGAGGCGTAGATGATAGGTATCCCGGCCGCATTCCTGGCTACGAAGAGCTTTGTAATAGACCCATCAGGCAACGGCAGAACAGCGTCATTCACCTCAGTGTTAATAGAGGAAGAGCTACCCCTGGCATACCAGAGTTGCCCACTGTGTGATATTCCCCACAAACGTTCGTCCCAAACAGTCACAAACTTTGTGTCTGTGGTATCAGTAGTCCAACTAGAGCCGTCTGAGGAGTAGGTATACCCGCTCCCATTGGTATCATAGTGGGCAAATACCAGGTACGTTGTGCCTTCTGAGTCTGTGAACACAACACTGTCTGTTACCTGGTCGGTGGCACTCTGGGTTAGTGCAGAACCCCAACTGTCACCAGTATTGTTGTACTTGAAGAGCTTCGGACTCTCCGATACCGAGCCGTTCCAGAAGGCATAGACCTCATCAGAAAGCGTGTTGATAGCCCCTATCGTAGCATCTGTGAGGCTATGGGTGGGGCTGGCGGACTCAGTGGCTAGCCCAGGCAGAACAAGGTGATTCTTATATCGCAGTTGGCAGGTACTGTACCACGCCCTGTTGGCCTCTCCAGCACCCTCCATGCGGTTGACACCGATGCCGCCACGCCAGTCAGACCAGGCAATGATGGATGACCGAAGGTTGGAGTCCTTTGTGGTATCACCAATGACTACCTTGGCTGGGTAAATAGATGCCAGCGTGGATCTTACCGGGCGGGTAGTGGGGTAGTACACTCCGTTGAGGAAGACTTCATTGGCCTCAACAACCGAATTCGCCATCAGTCAACCGACCTGACATTAACAAGCATCGGGAATGCCCTACGAGCCCTCTCGGCTTGCTGCGCCCAGTAGGCACTGAGTTGCCTCTTGGCATCAGGATCGGTGGATGGGCCACCAGAAGTCGATAGTAGAGCCAGATTGACCGCACCGGCTATGATGTAATCCTCGTCAATCTCAGTGGCCGTTGAGTCAGATGTTAGCAGCGCAGGCTTGTCGCCTCCAGTAATCTTTATTAAGGTATTCCCAACTACACATTGCCCATCACGGACAAGGATGAGGTCACGGGCCTCCTTGTCTATCTTCCAGTAGCGACGGTCCAGCGTTGTCCATTCAGCGGTATCGTTCGCTACGGCTACGATATCATCTATCCACACCGTAACGGCTCCGATATCAGCATCGTATTCTAAGCCCACAGATATGATTGCTGTGTCTGTCTCTGGGTTTGCGAGGGACATCCTCACGAATGTCCAGGTATCTGCCGATAGGGCAGGGATGCTGAGCGTTTCGAGGGGGCTGGCACAAGAAGCCGTATCATCAAGGAGCAGCTTTAGGTTGCCTGCACTTGTCGCTACGGTGCTTTTGACCCACATCTCAACCGTGTCATACCCTGAGATATCCTTGCTGGTAATACTATCCGTCACAAAGTCTCCAGCAGAAGCACCAGAGGCTATGACCATCTTCAGGGACTGAGACCCCTGTTTCTTGTCCTTGGTGTCCAGTGACTGGGTGAAGTCGCCGTCAGTCGTCTCGTCAAAGGTAGCTCCAGCAGCATGAATCCGTGTGGAACTCACCTTGTGGCGGTACTCCAGCTTGGAGATCATGGAGATGTTTGACGGGATATCAAACCGTGCCTGCTTCCCATCTCCATGCAACTCAATGTTCTCTATGGGGTCATAGACCCACCCGGTTGCCCCCTGAATGGCCTGGTTGATGAATTCATCAATAGTGTCTGGGCTGTAGGCATCATCCCATAACTCATATGACTCAGAGGCCGTGGCAGATGTAGCTGCCGGTGCGAATGTGTGGGTCGTGATGTTGCTGGATATAGAGGAATCAGCGACACGGCGAGTATCCCCATCATTGCTTCCGCTTGTGAACCGTATCCACTTCCCTATCTGGGTATCTGCGCCGCCAAGGACAAGGGTGTTATCCAGTAGTGTTGTGGTGCTGCCGCTGCTTGAGGCAGCAGACACATAGATTGCACCGAGGGCATGGCCTATGTCCTGTCGTAATTGCTTACGCGTCCGCCCCTGTATTGCTGGCATGTTCGTCCCTCATAAATTGCAGTTTAGCGCCGACGAGCTGGGGCAGCCCGTCGTGCCGGAGCACGCGCAGGGGCCGCAGCCCTTCTCCTTCTCGCTGGGGCCGCACCTCGTACAGGAGCCGCCGGCCTGGGCATAGCTCCCCGCACTGGCCTTGGTGGCCCACCCGGGGCTGCTCGTCCGGGCATAGGCCCAGGACCCCGCATTGGGCGTTGCATCGGCCCCGGCCCACCAGGCCCTGGCCTCCCAGGCCCACCAGGGCCACCAGGCCCACCAGCCAAGACTCGTTGAGCCTCCTGTGGGGTGAGCGTCGCCATAATACTCTGGAGAGTAGGCATGACCATTTTAAGTGCCGCTGCAAAAACAGGGTCTGCTCCCGGCCCACCCGGTCCGCCAGGTCCCGGAGGGCCAGGGGGCCCAGGAGGAGGTCCAGGCGGTCTTATTCCGCCAGGTGGCATCATTACCATGATTTAATACCCTCCCTTTTTCTTTTTCTTCTGGGTCATCTTTTTGCCTGTTTGTTTAGAATAACGCTTGGCAGCGGCAGTCCCTGCCGCCGTGTAAGGGAATTTCTTGCCCTTAACAGTTGGCATGGCTAACCCCCCTTCGCAGACTTGCCGTTCTGCGCTTTCTCAAGCTCCGTGGTCAACCTGGCTATCTCATTATCCATCTCTTTAACCCTACGCATCAGCGCCTGGTTCTGGACCTGAACAGCCATTAAAGGATTAGACCGCAAAACGGCTTGGATATCATCAGTTATAACGCTTATAGGTATATCTGTCTGTTGTTCCATTTCCTCTTCCTTAAAAATACAACTTATTGGACGAGCTCGCCCTACGCTTTGTTCGGTGCTTCAGAAACTCATTCAGAGAACGGCCTATCTGCTTACGTTCATCCTCTGTGGGAGGGCGCTTGGTATACTTTTTACGCACCTCAGCCACGAAGTTCTCCGTAGCGTAGCCCATCATGTCTTCTATCTCTGCCTGCGACGTATTGTCATCAGCAAGCACGCGGATAAGCTGCTTATGCACCTTACCAAAGCAGTCCTTAGCCTCCACCCGTACCTGGTGGGACACTATACGGCCGCCCGTTTCCATATTCCTACCGGCGGGGGTTACTCCATTATAGGTAGTCCCCGCCGGAGTCCACAACTCAGTTGCCATATTTACTACTCGATACGCAGAAACACTACCGCCCACTCATTGTCTACGGCAGCAAGGGAGCCTGTCGTAGCTAATACCGGATAGTCCTCATTCTCAAATGTCAGAAGTTCCATCTGACCTACATGGTTTGTGGGAGCCATAAGCGCAGTCCCCACCGCTGTAGTAGCCGCAGCGTCGATCATTGCAAGGCATGGCCCACGGGTCTGAATCCAGCCATAGTAGCTTGCTGTTATTGTGTTGCAACTTACTCCGACGGCATATCCAGTAGCCGTTGTTGGGTACACAACCACATCTTTCCACGGACTAGGTATCAAACCCACAACGTCTGTGCCAGCCGTCCATGCGTTAACAAGCCCATCTGGCTCATCAAGGTAGATAGTTCCTGTGCCACCAGAAGCTATTAAGGCATGTGAGGCAACCCTATACATCAGAGCCGCAGTCCCAGCAGCCGTGTTGTTAAAGATATAGCCATCTTTGTACAGATTCTTTTCAGCCGCAGTGCCTCCAAGAGTTATGGAAACACTTGTAGCCCCAGCAGCAGCCGTAGATGCCACAGCAAGGTCATCATCATGGTTGGCAACACCAGTCTTCTGGGATACCAAAAGACCTTCGCCAATCTCTGTTCCAGCGTTCTCTACATACCTGAACAACCTGTCCCTTATCACCATTTGGGTGCCAAGGGGGTGCTTTTGCGCCGAGGTAACCACCTTTTCCCATCCTGCCATTCCTGTTACAAAGTCTGGAAATGCCATTTCGTTCTCCTTTACTTAACGGGCTCTAAGTCCCGCGAATGGCCGTTATGATTTTACGCTAGGCACGGCCAATCGTTACACCTAACTCTGCTGGGAGAAAGGCCCTATTCGCCTTTTCCCTCTTCTGGGCGACCTGTCCTCTTCCACCACCTTCTCTACGGAAGGCGCTACGGATGAAGGCTCAGGCTTCCTCTCTGCACACCACCGGCATGTGCATATATCCCCGGGAGGCCAGGGGTATAACCCCTGCCTCGCTTTGCGGCTCACATAGTCTGGATTGCCGAGAAGGTTGTCTAGCTTTGTCCCGACATCACTAACCAGGTCCCCGCTTGGGGATATCATCGCACGGTGTCTATACAGAGACACCTTGGGCTGCCACTCATCAATGTAATCCCAGTGGTAGCCCTGGCCTACCAAGTCCTGTCTCAACTCAGTGCGTTCCTTAGTTGTTATTGCCATTTCCTACTCCTCTACTTAGGAAGAGGTTGCGGGCGTACCTGCGTCCAACGTGAGGGCGACACCCTTGCTATCATCCAGCTCAAAGACGCCGTAATCAGAGGTCATAACGACCTCAAAGGCCCGGAGGGAAGCATCCCTCTGGCGCTCTGTCCGGGTCTCTACGCTCTTCAGTACGGCAAGGGCCGTCTTGTCGCAGCAGACACCAACAGCGTCGTCGCTGGAGTCGATGCTGATATTGCCGTCCTCAAAGATCGGCACCCCGTTGATGGGGCGGAGTCCGCTGAAGAAGTTCCCCAGCAGGTCCTCTGACCATCCGTGTGGCACAGGGTAGGTACTAGATGCCGTCACTGCTGTGTTCGCAACATCCCACACCGCAAACGGGTGCTGGACGATGTAGACCTGTGACCCGAACTTGTTGCCCTTGGCATAGGCAACGGTTGCAGACACGTTGGCGAGGCTCATGGGCCGGCCCGCAGCCCCAATGTCGGTGCTGAAACCAGAGTAAAGCGCCGTCATGTCGGTGTCCTTCTTCCGTGCCATGCCGTCGCCAAGCTGACGACCTATGATGCTGAACACGTTCTCAGAACTCTGTCGCGCCAACTTATCGGTGATGATGATCTTGGCTCCCACCTCTGATGCCGTGAGGTCTACCGTGGTCATCCCGATATCTTCCTCATCCACAATGTCCTGACCGTCAACCAGGTCGGACATACTCATTTGCCCTACCTTGGGAACAGTCACCTGCTTGGAACCCTTGGGCAGAATGAACTGCTCCGCAAGTGCCATAGCTGGAGCGTTATGCTCCTCTGTATATCGCGCCGATGCGATAATGATCCTCTGGGCATTTTCCAGATTGCCCGTCGTTGCTGTCTGTGCCATTCTTAACCTCCTTCGGTTATGACCCTAATGCTAGTCTTCTCGCCGCTCGGACCGCCGCTTCAGACCTGTCTCCCGCATTGTAAGCATCTAGGAGACGATTGTCACTCGACGACGCTTCCGCTGCACCTTGACTGTTATCAAAAGTCTGCGGTGCTACTCGACCCTGTTTTAGTTGCGCATTCTCTGCCCTGAGAGCCCGGTCATTTTTTATGCGTTGGGCTTCTTTCTCCATCTCCGTCGGGTTGTTCGTCTGCTGAAGAGCCGCGAAGTCATCAAGCATCTGTTTATCCGCCAGTCCATGCTTCTTCATGAAATGGATAGCCGCTGTCTGGCGGCCCTGGATGTACCCAATCATACTGGCGGCCTCTTCGTCCTGCTTCCGAAACTTCTGCTCCTGCTGCACATAGCGTCGGGCTTGGTCACGGGCCTGCTCAGGCATGTACCCGGATTCCTGTAGCTGCTGCTCATAGGTCCGTGCCTGCTTCCCCACCTGTTCCCGCCATGTACGCTCCTGCTCCGCAACTCGGCGTTGCTGTAACTCCTGAATAGCCTTCTGGTCAACCTCCGGAGCAGCCGGTAGCGGGGGTGGTGTTGCTGCGACCCCTGCGAAACTGCCTGCACCCTCAGTAGGAGCAGCCTCAGTAGGAGCAACTGTTGCTTCCTCAGTAGGCGCAGCTTCAATAGGAGCCTCTGGCTCTTCAACCAGGCTCTCTTCCTCTGCGACAGCGGGTTCTATGATACCTACAGATTCGTCCAATTCCTGTGGTTCCGTTGACATAACCATATTACATCACTCCTTTTCCACTACACATATTACACTAATCTGTAAAGCCCACAACATATAGCGGTATTATCTATTCGCAATCAACGCTTCCTCATAGAGATCTTTATAGGGATATTGCCCCCACTCGTAGCCTTCTCGCAGATACTTACCTATATTCTTCCAGAGCCATCCCTTACTCTTAAAATAATAGCCCGCATCGAACATCGCACCCAGCCATTCCTCGGGTGCCTGTTTCTCAAAATCCTTCTTTATCTCAAACAACACGCCGCCGTCGCTATTGGAGTCTCTGAAAGCCTTATCAATGGCCTGACTACGAGGGTTTATTTTCCCTGCGCTGCGTGCGGCAGAAGATCTCTGGATATAGTCGCGTACATCCGCAATTGTCACATCATATGAACCCAGGTTTGTCCAGCTTTTATCGAGAATGTCCTTCTCCACTTCAGGGAGAGTATCTAAGTCCCAGTAGGAGTAGCGTATTCCGTTAATATCCATCTTAAAGGCACTAGCGTAGCGTTTGGCCTCCAGCACCCTTCGGATTTCTTCAGGGAACTTCAACTCCAGTTGCCGCATTTCTCCCAATACCAAGCCCACGTCCTCTTCGGGTGTGTTACGCCAGAACTTCGCCACTGCTTTATTGAAATCTTCCCACTCTTCATCGGTCCCTGGACCGTCTTCCCCGAACTCCGCAAATATCTGGCGGTATCGCCACATATGGTGACGCAGCGTGTTTTCTTCCGGCTCCTCATCCTCACCAACATCCACATATATGACGTCTAACTCAAAATAATGCTTACTAAGTGCCTTACCAATTGCATTTCTAGCGTCTTCCGCAACAAATTCCCCTGTTTCACGCGGCATCCTTAGATACTGCTCGGCAACCTTCTCCATAACGCCTGCCGTCTCATCTTCTAACTCAGTGCGCTTCTGCCGGAGTACAGCTCCCTCCGTACCCCTTAAGGCTCCAGTTTCTGTTCTCCAAGCTAGTTCTTCCTCCATATCCTCACCAACGTCGCCAAATTTCTCAATAGCACTTCTCTGTTGAGGCTTTGTCATCTCATCCCATTCCCTAATAGGCTGGCCGAACCTGGGATGTGTTGATAGCTGCACCACCTCACCACTCTCTCTTGCCATGCGGCGTAACAAGTCCGGCGTAGTTTCTGCCCTAAGACCAATGCCAGTCGCTTGGAGTAACTGCGGCCAGAATCCAAGGCGTTCTTCCCCTGGCGGCAACAGTTCTCCCACCAAAGGTATGCGTTCACGAGCGATATCAACTACTGCCTGGCCTGCGCCAATAGGGGCACCTATATCTACAAGCGCAGAGGCTATCCGAGAGTAGATGCCCTCAATGCCCAACACAGTAGGGCCAACTCTGGTGATAGGAGCCCCAAAGAAGTCTTTCCCGGTAATTTGGTTCCATGCCGCCCGCACAGGGACAGACTCCCTGGATGAGAGGAAACTTATTGGATCAAGAACCCTAAACACCGTATCCATCTGCCCGACAAGATCTAAGATGACTTCTGTTCCGCTACGCCCCTTAATCGGAATAGTAGGTGCAGCGAACTCCCGTCTGTATCCAAATGGGAAAGGCCCCCAGTTTTCCGTGGATAGGGGCATAAACCGATCTAGTGGAAGGTGCTCACCTTCCCACCACGCTTTGTCATCAGTGCCCCGCGTACTAAGATAATGAATAATGTTTGCTTGTGCTATAAGCGACATATAGGCACCCAACCAATGTTTCGCCCACAGAGCTTTGTATGGCCCTGTAATAAGTGATGCGCCCTGGCGGAGCAGCCCTTCAGATTCCCCAACGGAGAAGAATACCCTTTGCAGGAAGAATCGCATAAACCTACCCTGGAATATACTCTGGCTCACAGGTATGGTGGAATACTTTTTATTTATCTCTTTTGCGATCACGCCAGCTAATTGCTCGTCATTCAGATCCGGGAACTTCCGCGCTGCCGCAGGAGCCCAGTTGTTTTTAATGTCTGTTAACATTGCTGATGGATACCACCCGTCGAATAGCCCTCGGCGCGTAGCACTCTCTATCTGCTTTATGAGGCGGATGACAGCCGGTACCCCCAACATTCCGATCTCCTCAGCCGCCTCACTCGCAAAGCCAGCCATGTTTACTGGGACAATGGTCGGGTCAACAGTAGATAGGCCCGCCTCCATAATCGCCTTGTTATGAAGGCCAGGGCGGCCAGGTACTAATGGTTCTGTACTTAGTAGCTCTTTCCTTAGTGCCTGCCTGTAAGCTGGAGAAACCTCCGCCTTGAACAGTTTATAGGCACTCTTGGGCCATACCGCTAATGGCCGTGCTGCGGCTAAAATCCCTTTGATTTTTCCCGCTGCGCCTGGCGCACGGAAGCCAGCATCGATCTGATCTATCATTCCCATCCAAGCACCATGGAAACTCCTTTGCAGGAAGTCTATGTGCTGGAAGAAAGAGATGAACAGCTTCACCCGTTTCGGAATGAACGTAGCGGCATCAATAGCTTTGATAATGTCTATCTCTTTGCCAAGAACGGTTTGCGTCAATACAAACGGTTCGGGATACATGGCTTCCAACCGCCTCGCCGTATCTTTATGGGTAACCCAAGCACCTGACTTAAAATCCCCAATGATGCCTCCGCCCGGATCATAGGACCTACCCTCAAACGCCGGGCCGATTTTAGGCGTTCTCCAGTCCTTTATCTCATCAGGCATTACCGTTACCTTCCCTCGTTGACCACGACCAACAGTAGGCAATGCCAATTTACTTCGCTTCAATATCATTACCAGCATCATTTGCTGGCGGTGGCGTATTCCCTGCTGAACTGAAATACGCCACTGTTCATACGGATTCCATACCAGTGGTTCATATCCCGCTGCCCTCATCTCTGAATAGGTAGCCTTGTTGCGAGGCTTGGTAAAGTTAGCCGGCCAGCCGACGGCTCCCTTGGGTCGCTGCGCAACAGCCGCTGTCAACTCCTCAGACATTTTCCATCCCCGATAGAAGTATTCATCTATGACGGGCATATCTGGGTCAAAGTTCAGGCGGTCCATTTCCTCCCAATTTGTAAAACGCTTTAGCTCGTCATACTGGCCTTGCAGTCTCGGAGGCACAGGGCCTCCCTCATGCAGAGCCAAGTTCAGGGCATCTATCTCAGGGATAGCTGACTTTTTGATAACCGCACGCCCCTCGATATTTACCGCCAGCCCCAGGTCAATAAGGCTATCCTCTCCCAAGCCCTTCTGGCCGGTGACTGAATCTGGAATTCCTTCTTTCACCCTTAGCCATGCTTCTGACAAATCAGCGGTGATTCCTGCTTCATGACGGCGCATGACAGTTAGAATTCTTTTAGTTGGCGATTTGGCAATCTTTTTCAACTCGTCAGGAGTTGCGAATCTATCTATTTCAGCAAATATATCATCTGCTTTAGGAGATATGCCCCCAGCCGTAGGAGGGTCCAGTGGTGGGGGCGGTGGCGAACCGCCAGCCTTTGCGATGAAAGGACCCGCTTGTTCGTCAGGGACAGTAGCAAACTTGGGCATCTCCCAACCCTCTAGGCTTACTAGCTTCCCTTCCTTCCATAGACGGAATGCACGCTCATTGATCTCGTTCTGACCTGCCAGCCTCATATCCGCCAGCCTACTATCAGCCGCCTCCCGTGCCAGACGGTTGGCATCTAAATAATCAGTCCCTGGGCTTGCTCTCCGCAAATCCCAATACTCATCTGGCGTTGTTTTTGTCTGCTCCAGCACGTCTGGTAGAATTCTCCTGAATTCTTCCTCGATAACTGTTGGCTCCACTGCTCTGATGTTCTTAGTTAGGTCCACCTGCGCTTGCTTTATTGGATCTAAACGAACCAACGCCTGCGAAGGCAGAACAGGCTCGACCGGTGGTGTTGGCATAGCATCAAGCCTATCCTGTAACTGTCTTACCTCTTGCTTGTGAACCTCAATCGCCTTACCATACTCAGCCAATCTTTTTTGTTTTGCGCCCAGTCCAGCAGACCGCCTCCTGGCTTTGCCTTCGTCAATAATCATCTTCTTGCGTTGACTTATTGCTGCCTTCAATCCTTGTCGCGTAGTAAGTAGGTATTCGGCTTGCTCCCTTGCTCCCCTAAGAGGCACTCCTGTTACCCCCATAGCTAGACCTCTACCCGGGGGTTCTCCAAAGCGCCACTCCCTAGTGTACCGCTCTGGTATTCCAGGCGCTTCCTCAGCCACATCCCTCACAGCAGCCGCACCAGGGCGTGCGGTGGTGGGTGTCCCAAGGATTGCGTCAGTGACAGCTACGTCTTCTGGAGTTATTGCGCCGCCTGGGACTTCCTCAAGGGCTTCTTCTACCACTCCTCCTGGCCCTCTGCCTCGGAACCGTCTCACTGCGCCCCTAAATGGTGCAGCTATTACTCGTCCGACCGCCTCTTCTGCCTGCCACGGGACCTGAGCCCCCCTTCCTAAGCCACGCGCAGCTGCCTCAATGCCACGCGCTATAGATGGCGCAGCACGAGGGGCTACTCTGGCAACAGGGCGAGTCAATGTTTGCGCCAGTGGTGTCGCAGCCCTCCCCAACACTGCCCCGCCTCTAGCTAAACCAAACGGAGCTACCGCACCCGTAATAGCCTCTGAGGCAAGCCAATAACCCCACCCTGCCTCCAATTCATCTTGGGCAGCCTCAAGGGCTCTTTCCAGTCGAGTCCCTATATCGCCTTCTTCGGCAAGCCCTCCCCAGAAAGCCTTGGCTGCACCAGGGATCTTCTCTGATCTCGGTAGCTCAAATGGAAGAGGCTCTCTACCGGGGTCTCTGGCATCTAGGACTCTACGGCCCAGGGCCATAGCCGGCCCAGCAACAGGTATAGCTTCTGGCGCACCCGTAACACCTAAGCCAAGCAATCTCCACCCTATATCCAATCCACGTAATATCTCTGGGCCGTACTCAATAAGAGCCCCAGGTGGTCCCATAAATGGGGCGGCTTCTTCCAGCCCCTGCCATCGACTAGCAATTAGAGGGGCAATAGTCCCTAGTTTCTCTTCAGCCCAAGGAGCCAGAGTCTCTTCAGCCCAAGGAGTCACATGACGCTCCCACCATTCAGGGGCCTTTGGTCCCGTGCTCCCAGGCATAGGCATGGGCTCAGGCGCTACAACTTGTGACCCGCGCTCTCGGGCGGCTTGCCGCTCCTTGATACGCCGTATCCTATCAATCGTTTCTTGACTTAAGTCGCCCATTAGAAGTTATACAGGAACCTTGTCCTCGGACTAGCCATCACCCCGGTCATTCCCCGTGTAGTTTGAGGCAAGCGCCCGTACCGTGCAGTCCACGGGTTCGTTTCAAGGAACTCCATGAATGTCGTTGGCTCTAGTCCTTGCCGCATAGCGGTGCCTGCTGCTTGGTAATAGTCTTGCATGGTGCCCTGATAGGCATCCTCAAAGAATCTCCGTCTCCGAGGGCTCCTACCGGCAAAGCCCAGCCCCGCAGGAGAGCTGTAGTACTGGGCAGGCTCAAACTCCTGAAGAACCTGACTCCACCAATCAGGACTGAAACTCTGAAATGTAGTTGCCATTAGCTATACCTCATGCTGCAGCTCCGTTGCGTTGACTAAGATACCAATCCAGAAAAGTGCCTTCCGGCCGGCCTATATCTTGTCGGTATCGCTGCTGCTCCGCCAAGGCGTTTGCTATGGCCCTACCCATTGCCCCTGTGTATGGAGTCCCAGCGCCTTGCCTTTGCTGTGCGAGAAGAGTCGCTGCGGCCAGTTGATTCTCCGCCGCAGACTGAGTTTGTGTCGGATTAAACATACCCGCATACCATGCTGCTTCTCTGTAAGGATCACTCTCTGGATCTCCAAACCCAGTCATATATTCCCCTACAGGTCGCCTGGTAGCCGCTGCCGCCTGCTGCGCACGTCCTAACAAAGCCTCATAGGTGTTTGCTCTCCAAGGCATGCCACCAGACTGTCCTGCCCCAAGACCACCAATGAAGCTACCGATATAATCTTCAAAGGTCGGCTCAACAGACCAGTCGCCGCTTATCATCCCGGGTGCTCCGAGCAGATATCTTGCCTGGAGCCGTTGGCCTAGTTGTTCCATAGGCGCACGGGCCTCCCAATATGGGTCCTGACGACCTGTGATTCGACCCCACTCCTGCGCTGGAGTCCACTCCCGCGCTGGCAACCACGATGGACGTTCCCACTCAGTAAAACCAGTTACCATGTCTATATCTCCTTTTTAACTTTCCAGGCTAGGCCAAAGAGCCCTGATTAGGCGATAGTGTCCATCCGCCCTCTTTATACCCACCCCTCTCCCAGTCCCATTTACTCATTTTGCCCCGATGTGCCCCGAGTTGATACCATTGAGGCTGATGCTGGGGGTCTAGTTTTTTAGCTATATCATTAAGCCGTAGTTGTACAGCTACAGGCGGGGCTTCTGGGAGATCCAATAGCTTCATAGGAACCATGTTGCCCAACATGGACTTCTTAGGCACACCTGAGGGCCGCGACAGGGCCCCGGCATATGTTTGAACATTAGTTGCTACATCTTTCGGCATGCCCTCAAATCCTAGGGTACCATCCCATTCCTCATCACCCGACCAACCCGGGTCTATTTGAGGAGGTGGTTCCTGTGACTTCTTCATCCCCTCCGTCATGTAGTCAAAGATCTTTTCTTCCGTCCACCCGATATCCCGAAAATAGTTCATTTGATTCTGGGCAGCCTTATGGATCTGTCGGGAAAAGCGCCCCATACCCCCGCGAGTGAGGCCCAGCTTAACTAGCGTATCACGCTCTGTCTCATATCCATCCCCAAACAAGCCCTCCACCCATAGCTTCTTAGTTTTCTCTTCTTCGGTCCAGTCTGCTGCATCTTTATCTTCAAAGTCTGGGCTCACTTTAGACTTCGTATATATCTCACTCACGTCCCTGAGAAGGGCATAGAAGTCCTTGTCCCCTTTTGTTGGGTTGAGCCGTTGTGCAAATGGCCGTGCAAGATATTCATTAAGATACGTCTCGTAATGTCCTTCCATAGCCGGGGCATCCACTTTCTTAACGTTCTGCCAAGCTGTTTCCCCCTGTTCCAGGAAGAAGAGAAGCCGGGTTTGCTCAAGCAAATTATTAAGTTCAGACCGGCTTGCTTGTCCCACCCCTGGCTGTTTATACATCGTAGCGAAGAACCTTGCCCTGAGATTCTCCGTTGCGATATCATAATCTCCCGGGGTTACGGCCGCCCCTTCTGCTATGCCCGCCCCTAAAGCAGTGGGTTTTGTCCCATCAGTGGTTGGTACCCCATCAGTGGTTGGTACCCCTGTTACCAGATCAGTGGTTGTTACCGGGGGTGGTATCCCATCAGCGGATGGTTCCTTAGCCCCTTCCAAATCGAAGAGTACGTCACCAGCCACACCTGGGGGGAAGTCCTCTCTGGTAGGCTTTCCTGGTTTCCCAGACGGAAGCGGTTCATCTGTAGGCCTTGGTCTTGCTACGAGAGGTGAGGGTTGTATCCCATCAGCGGGTGGTATCCCAAACTCCCGTGCTAACCCAACTTGAAAATTATAATCTCCTATTCCTATCCAGTTGGGCGTATCCATCCAAGCCTGAATATCACTATCCGTAATCCCAGCATCCATCAGATCCCGAATCATGCTCATAGGATTGCTTGAGGCATATGCTTTATCTAGCTCTATGAATAGTTCTCTCTGATCGGCAAGATAGGGTGGTTCTCCAATACGTCTGCCCAGCATGTCGAAGTTGCCTTCAGACATAGTGGGATATGTGGGTACTAACCCAGGAACCGGGTCGTATTCTTCCCAGTCCGGGTCAAAATAATCCGGGTCGTAAAAGGACTCGTCCATAGAATAGGTTGGCAGGGGTGCCTCTTGAGTAAAAAAATCCAAAAGGGTACTACCGATATCACCAACCCCCTCACCGATTTCCTCCCAAGCCGCCAACTTAGCTGCCTCTGCTTCCCCGATATCCCTGAATATGCCCTCCGCTAAACCACCAACCCCCTCAACGATATCGCCGCCTAAGCCCCAAAGGCTGCTGCCGAGATCACTAGCCCAGTCCCAAGCGGAACTGACTATATCCCCTATGTCGTTGAGTCCCTGCCCCATGTCGCCATCTTCCATAGCGTCAAAGCTCTTCTCCAACGCTGCGCCCTCTTCCGGGGTGAAGAAGTCCTCATCGAATACCCAATCTTCTCCACCTTCCCCGCCATACTCCTCATAGTCATAATCAGCAAGGGGGTCATCGCCGCCAAGCATTTCGGCGTATTCATCCATCGCATGGCGAAAGCGTGCGTTCTCCCCTTGCATCGTCCAGAAGACCTCTTTGGGGGGGCCGAAAGGAGCTTTTTTTGCCATAATGGTAAGAATTTCATGGTCGCCATAGAGACCGGGATGGAGCGTGTCCTCACGCCCCCGAAACTCTTCCTTCTCAAAGGCACTAGGAGTGTGTGCCATTTATTCCCCTCCTCTAGCGCCTGGCCTCGGTGTGCCTGGCGGCACGAGTGGCCCAGCTTGTGGAGTGGGAGGCGGCGGCGGGACGCCCTGCATAGCCGGCGGCATCACTGCTGGGTTCATGGTCGGCGGCCCCCCCGCTGGGGGAGTTCCCGGGGTAGGAGGG